ATTAATTAATTAAGTATTTTCTTACATTTTAATAAAACCGCTCTCAACATTCACTTCACACTCTTGGAAATATTCAGTAAACACAAGTATGTCTATAGTTTGAGATGAGTTGTTTGTAAAAGTCAAATTGACGTTTCTTGGAGTCAAAGAGTCAGAAATATTACCACGAGCACAATCCAAATAATAGACACGAGGACTACCTTGTTCCCAAGCATACTGACTAATAAGACCGCATGAAATTCCAAGATCAGAAGACCCAATTTTTTCGTAGACACTCATCTGTTCCAAGAAATTCTCAAATGTGTAAGAAAGGTTATTATTTTGCAGTACATTAACGCCACCTATACTTACTTGTAGATTGATAAGAGAAATAGGACCATTTTGGTTAGGGGCTTGATCAAATGGAGAAAGCAAAGGAGAAAAGGCAGAAATACCAGTAATCGCATTTGTAACTGTAAGCAAACCAGTTGTAGAAGCACTTAAAAATGGAATAATCATAACACCCTTAATTTTAGAAACACCTGATTGAACAAGACCAGAAAAAGCACTACCAGCAGTAATAGCAGAAAACTGATTAGACAAAATAGTAGTATAGCATACACGTTTAGCACGGTTCTCGCTAACATAAGAGATAGCCTTTTCAGGTTTTAAAACAACCATAGGATAATACACTCTGCAAGAAGGCATAGGATTAGAAGCACCTGATGTAGCCAAATTCACACCGAACATAGTTGTTTGACTAGCACGAGCAATGAAAAGACCTGACACAATGCCCACCGTAGTAGCAGGAGTAGAAGTTGTTAAAGCAGAAACAATAAGAGGGCATCCGTTAGTAAAAGTAGAAGAAGTAGCAGAATGAACTAGAGAACCAGCGGTAGCCTGTACCGTTCCGCAACCAACCACACCAGTATTTAAATATAATCTCAAAATACCATCAAAGCGTTTCATTAGAGGAAAATTCTTCATAGAGTCAAACACATCTTTTAAGCGGATAATTCCTATATCATACCACACCATGTAGTTAGTAGCAAGAATTTGAAATGTAGGTTTAAATTCATTCGCAAGTTGTGTAGCCGTCATAATAGTTCCACCAGTATTAAAAGCAGTTCCATAAAGATTAGACATACCAGTAACAGAAGAAGTATCAACTACACGATTGAGACGAGAATAGTAACCCTTGTTATAAGTTCCAACATTCTGAAGCCCTATAGCACCTTGATCACCACTATTAGAAACTAAACCACCAAGAGCAAAAGGGGCATTATTTACTAAACCATTACCACCAACGGGACCAGTCCCTGCAGGGTAGGCACCAGCCGCAGTAGCAGAAGCAAGATTATTAAATTTCAAAGAGTTTGGAGTATCTAAAGTAGTTCCCATACCAAGAGAAATACCAAATGAATTTAGATCATCTTGAGACATTTGAGAAAGCACTTTAACCGTAGTATACACATTAAGGTTCGGTTGATACTGTTCAACCGTCTTGCCATTAACTTGTAAATCGGCAGATTGAATTAAATTCCAATAACCAGACTTCAAACCAAGACGACACCAGTCTGAGCCTGTTCCAGCGGGGGCAACTAAAGCACCAGTAGAAACGTTTGAAGTAAAAGCTTGAACATACACTAAAGGTACAGTAATAAACATATCAGAAGTTCCAATAAAGCCTGTAGAATTAAAAATGCTAGAGAGGTCAAATTGAACTTGTGTTAAACCGTTATTTGAATATACACCTTGATTAATATCATTAACATAAGAATAATTTTTAGAAACATAGGGAGTTTCCAATTCTACACCTTGAGGTTCTGTTGATCTCATGAATTCATAGTTGTCTGTCATATTATATTCTATAAAAAGAAAATAAAATTATTCTTTTTCCTTAATTAAAATCTGCAATATTTTTAAAGTTTTAAATGATTCCTTAATAAATAAAAAATAAGTAAATAAATCTCTATTTTCTTTTAAATCTAAATTATTATCTATAAAAGGTTCTAAACATTTTATTTTCAATTTGTCTAAACTCTTTTCTAATTCTTCAATATTGAAAAGAGTAATATTTATTTTTTCTTCTTGTTCTTCTTTTTCTATTTGTTCCAATTTATCCATTTATTATATACTAATAAAAAAAGTATACAATAAAAACACAATTAATATTGAAACCAAGGGGTCAAAGGGCAAAGGCAGTTCCCTTTATAAAAATCTCTGTAAAATTCCATCATTAAAATCTTGATTTTTGCTAAAGCCATTAACAAAATCTTTAAATGCTAAATAATCGCCAACTACATTATGTTTTTCAACATAATTCATACAGGCAATACAATACCAACCGCAAGCACTACTAGTTATATCTTGTATTTGTTTATCATTATAAATGTAAGGCATAATTTTTTTATCTACTATTGTTGGAGCTACAAAATTATATGAATCAAAATAAATATTTAATTTGGTATCCGTTATTTTGAAACAAGTCCAGTGTGTACCATTACCTTCATCATGATCTTCTAAATTGATTATATACCAACCTTCTTTTAAATTATCAGGCAATAAATCCTTTGAAAAAATACCATTAAAATTATCTATCTTATACTGTTTCACAAGTTGTTCTAAATCACCAGAACTTAAAACATTCATTTATATTATTTTGAGAAAATAATAAAAATAGATTTTCTTTGCCTTAATATGCTAAAGTATGATTTACATTTTAAATTTTAATGGTTTCAACTTCTTCTTAATACCCATTCCTTTTTCTTCATCAATTGGAAATAAATCTTTCTTCATAGGAGCAGATCCACCAACAATTTTATTAGGTCTTCCAACAGAGACTATAGGATGCTTTATAGATGCGAATCTTCCACTTTTTAAAATAAGAGACTTCATTATAAACTATAATAAGAAAATAAACTTTTTTAAAAAAGTGTATTTATTTAGTTCTCAACAAAAGAGTAATTAAAACATTATCATCTAAAATAGGAATAGTCCTAAAATTTTGGTCTTCAAATGTTAATGTAAATGATGAATATCTACCTGACTTTATTTTTATCCACTTTTCAAAATTTGGCGAGTAATTTAAATTGGTTCCGAATGCACCTGTAATTTGAAATGAATCTAAAATATCACTAGGGCTAACAACATTATTTGACACCAAATTACATCTCACAATAATTGAATTAACGGGCGAACCATTAGGTAAAATATTTGAAGTAATAGAATAATTTGTAGGTTGAATAGCAGGCGGATATGTTCCAGCACTAAATCCGATAATAGAACCAAAATTATTAGTAGATGAAACAATTAATTGCGGGGTTGATGCGACAGCAGGAAAAACTAAACCAGCAGGATTAGTATAACCAGCAGGTAAAGCAATAGGCACAGCGAATGATAAAAGTTGAACTGAATATGTAGAAACATTATAAACCAAAGATAAATAATAAACATTATCACCTGCAGAATCAACTAAATATAACCCTTGATTTACAAATTGACCTTGTAGATACTCATTTAAAGAAGTCACTGAGTAATATCCATTTGGTAAAACAACTGTATAAGTAGTAGTCACCGCCTTTGTAAACGTGTATTGAAATGTAGTATTATTATAATACTGTTGTTGAATATTATACCATGAATAAGGTATAGTAATACCAGAAATACATAATTCAGAATCATCTTGTACAACAAAAGAACCATTCAAAAAGTTATACTGAAATATATTTACTTGATTAGTTGTATTTGCAGAATTAAGAACTAGAGTATTAGACATTTATATAATAATACAATAAAAAAAATATTGTTGCTAAAACTAATACTTTTTTAAAAAGTATTAAGCAAAATTTGGTTTAACCTTTCTATTGTACTTTGTCTGTTAAAAGGTTAAATTTCTTCTTTTTTAACTGTATGAGTTAATTCAAATTCATTTTCTTTTGTTTCGGCATCTACATCTCTAATAATTCTGATTCTACCACCACATATTTGACACTCTTTACATTTGCTTTTAAAACAAAGTGAAGCAAGTTTTATAACCATAGCAGATGTTGTAGCGACGAACGCAACCCAGAATGTTTCCGTAAGCATTATATATTACACTTTTAAAAAAATATTGGAAGTAAGAAAACCATCTTTCTTAAAGATGGAATTTATACTAAAGTAAATCCTAATTGAGTTGCAACAAATTGTATAACATAGTCATCATTTGTTCCCCAATTAGTATAATCTTCTCCAGCTAAAAGAACAGAGGTTGTATCAATAGAACTTCCTTCAATATCATAAGTGATTACCCTAAAAGTAGCAGATGTATTTAATACAAGATCAATAATATCCATAGCAAAGCGAACAACCACTTTTGTTGTAGTTTTTTCTGTAGGTATAATGTCAGACATATATAATTATAAAAGAAAATAATTTATGGATAAGTATTAATACCCTTTGCCTCCACCTTTTCTAAAGGCGGAATTAGGCGACCCTTGTATATTGCCAATAAGATTTAACTGTTCCAAGTAAATTAACAGCTCCAAAAGTATGAGTAACTTGTTGTAAAAAATAATAGGTAGCAGTAGTTGGAACTGAAAATGTAAAAGAACCATTACCTATAATATCTTGTGCAGCAGCAGATGCGACGTAAGTTTGTTGTCCCTTTATTAATGTAGTAGCACCACCTACAAAATTGGCAGTAGATGTAGATATTCCCGCTTGTATCACATTTATATCACCCGCTCCCGCCGCCAATTTACTATTATTTACCATAATATTGAAAATATAAACACCGGGCGTTATGCTCAAACCAGTTGCATTATTATTATATGCGACACCAGTTGTTATTACCGTACCAAATGAAGCATTTTGTGTTACCGTATAACCTAAATAATTAACAGTATTTGTTGGTTGAGTTGTTCTCAAAATAATATCACTAACAAATGAAAATGTCCCAGTCATTGTAGCATTCCCAGCAGTTGAATTGAATAAAATAGCGGAAGTTGGTGCAACAGAAGAAGAACCCCCTGAACCAATATTCAAATTGCTAGATGTTATTCTAATTCCGCTTGTTTTTGTAGTCCAAAGTCCAATAGATAATATTGCAGCATCAATCACCGAAGCAAGAGCAACAATTTGAGTATCACCAGCAAGAACAAACGGTCCTAAATTTCCACTAGTAGTTGAAGGAATAATAGCAAATCTATTACTTGAAGTAGTATCAACCACTTCAATTGTTCTTGTAGCATTACCCGCAGAGGCAAATGATGCGAGAAAAGGCACACTTGATGTATTAAGTGTATTTGCTAATGTCATATTGGTTGTCCCAGTTCCGTTTGTTTGAAAAATATGTGATTTAGTTGTTCCAAGTTGTCTATAGAATGTATCAAATCCAGTACTTTGGTTACGTATAACTAATGGTGCAAGATTACCAGCAAGATTATCCAAATGAAAATTAGTTGCCCCGCTACTAATTGAAGTAAAACTTGGTGCACCAACTTCACCAGTAAATGATGTTAAAGATGCTATACTTATAGCTATTCCAACTCTTTTTAGATAAGTTTTATTAGCATATTCAAGGGTAATAGTTTGTGTATTTGAAGAAAAAAATTCAGGATTATAATTTATGGTTGAAAACCAAGGATCAGGGGGTATTGAACTTGTCATTATATACATTATTGTTATAAAAAAATTATCTTGACTAAATGTATATGTCTAAACCTAAGTCAGATAAGTTAATCAATTTCTATGAATTAATGGATAAAGATATGAAAAATGATACTAAAAGAGATAAGCACTTTAAGAATCATTATATAGAACCTTGTAGCATGATTTTAGCAATTGGCGGAACAGGAAGCGGGAAAAGTTTAGGATTACTAAATTTACTACAACGTAAAAATGATTCATTTTGTAGAGTAGTAATTTTTAGCGGTTCAAGTACTAATGAACCAGCTTATAATTTGATAAGAGAAAAAATGCCTGATTCAGAATTTTATGAAGATATAAATGAACTTCCAGCATTGAATGATGATGATGATACAGAACATGAAAAACTAATAGTATTTGATGATTTTATTAATATGAAGAAAAAGGATTTTCAAAAGATAAAAGATTATCTAATTTCAGGTAGAAAAAAGAAATGGTCAGTATATTTGAATGCTCAGAATTATGTAGATGTTCCTAAAACAATAACAAGAAATATTCATTACTTCTTGATATTTAAGCAAAATGACAATGCTACCATTAATAATATGTTAAAAAATCATAACATAGATGATGTAGATAAAGATGATTTTAAAGAAATGTATCATATAGCAACAGAAGAAAAACCTAATTTTTTCATGGTTGATATTAAAGGCGGTAGTTTAAGAAAGAATTTTACAGAATTTTATAA